AGCTAGATCCTAAACCTACAAGTGCAGATCCACAAGCTTTACAAAGAGCTAGAACTGCTAGAACAGAATTTCCTACGGAAGATTTTTTACCTAACAATCCTTTTGTAACTGCATCTAATACTACATTAAAAATTAATTTTCCAAATGGTAATTTAAAAGTAAATGATTTTGTAAGATTTAGAAATGTTAAAACACCTGTAGGCGGTGTAGCAATATCAACACTACAAATGTCGACAACTTTAAATGGAACAATAACAGATACTGATACTACAATTAATTTAACTGATGGATTACAGTTCCCTACTTCAGGTTTTATTGTAATTGAAAAAGTAAACGCAGTTTCAGGTTTGTTTGAAAACGAAGTAATAGAATATACAGGACGATCAACACATCAATTAACTGGATGTATTAGGGGTACAAGTGCTGCTTATAGAGGTGTTGAACCACAACCGACAACGGCAAAAAGTCATACCACAGGAGCAAAGGTTTTTGGTTCTTATAAAGTTGTTTCTTTAAATGAGACATCGGTTCCAAGTGCAGGTCAACCATCTACAACTACACAATTTGATGGTATAAATGTTACATTAGTTAATGCTGCTAGCAGCACAGAAACAGGGGGCGGTTTACAGTGTACAGTTGGACCGATTAATGATAGAGGTTAATTATGTCAGGAGTTTCAAAATACACATATACAACATTAAAAACTGCAATTCAAGATTACACTGAAGTAAGTTCAGATGTTTTAACTACAACTATTTTAGATGGAATTATTATGGCTGCAGAAATGCGGATTAATCAAGAGCTTCCAATGGACTCTGATAGATTTGTTCAAGAAGGTACGTTTGTTACTGACAAAAATACAATAAATTCTCCGGCAGGAGCTTTATTTATAAGAGGTGTTGAAGTATTTAATGTATCCAACACCACTGAAGCAGGCACTTGGTTAGAAAAAAAAGATCAAACTTATTTAGCAGAGTATGTTGGTAATCTAACGGGTTCAGAAGGAGATTTAACGGCACAAGATGTTACAGGACTTCCTAAGTATTATGCAATGTTTGGTGGAGCAACAACCTTAACTGATACTACATCAGGTGGGTTGTATATAGCTCCAACACCCGACGCTAATTACAAATTTAGAATTTATTATAATAAATACCCAACAGGACTTGGTTCAGGATCTGATGGTAATTCTGATACTTACTTAAGTAACTACTTTCCACAAGGTCTATTATATGCATGTCTAGTAGAAGCTTTTGGGTATTTAAAAGGTCCAATGGATATGTTGACATATTATGAAAATAGATATAAAAATGCACTACAACAGTTTGCAGGAATGCAACTAGGAAGACGAAGAAGAGACGACTACACTGATGGTACAGTTAGATTACAAGTTAAATCTCCGTCCCCGTAAATTGAGGTAAAAAATTATGACGATAACATCAGCAATATGTAATTCTTTTAAAGTAGAAATTTTACAAGGTGGACACAATTTTAATGATGCTAGTGGTGCACCAACAGGTAACGCATTTAAATTAGCTTTATTTTCAAGTGACTCAGCTTCATTAAGTAAAACAACAACTGTTTACACAGCACCTTCATCTGCTAATGCAGTTCCAACTAACACACTAGAAGTTAGTCAAAGTCAAACTGATGGCGGCGCCAGTAATACCGGTTACACTGCAGGTGGAACAGCGTTAACACCATCAGCTGATCCAGTTTTATCTAGTGACACAGCTTGTGTAAAATTTAATGACGTTAGTTTTTCTTCAGCTACATTTACAGCAAGAGGTTGTTTAATTTATAATTCAACAGCAGTTACAGGATTTACAACAAACAGATCAGTCTGTGTTGTTAATTTTGGTGCAGATAAAACTGTAACAAGTGGAACATTCACAGTTCAATTTCCAGCACAAACAGCAGGAAACGCAATCGT